GCCATCATGCACTATACCCCGGCAGAAGAGGCCGGGGAGTTTCCGAGGATGCGTTCCACTCACCACAAGGCCGAATACTCCCCGGAGCTCAAGGAAAAGATTCGCAAGGAGAAGCTGGACATGTCCTTCTGGAAGGATCGGATCCGCTTTGCCATCCGGGAGTTCCAGAGATATTATCCGGCCCTTGAGAAGTTCTATGCGAAGAACGCGGGGAAGAACGAGGAGGAGTGGACAAGCCTCATCAAGCGGATGGACGCCGACTTCGAGGCTCCTTATGTTCCGCCGCCTCTGAGTCTCTACTTCTCGAACCTTCCCGACTCCGCAGTCTGGCCCGGTCAGGTTCTAGCGAAGAGAGAGCCCGAGGTTCAGGTGGATCTCCTGCCCGTCGATCTGACCGCTATCACTGACTTCCCCTCAGTGGCGAAGGCGTTCACCTCGGCCCGGGAGACCGGAGAGGTGGCCGCGTCCGAGGACGAGTGGGCCCAGCTCCTCGCCTCGGGGCTTGTCAAGGTCTCCCTTTCCGAGAGCCTTCAGAAGAGGGGCGGTAAGACCGGTTCTGTCGAGGTCCCCATCCTGAAGTCTGACGAGATGAAGCGGCTCGTCTATGGACCGGCTCTCATCCCCTCCGTATTCGAGGCCGACGGGACCATCGTCGAGGGAGAGGCCGACGCTCAAGGGGATGTCGTCACGGCCGAGAACATAGAGGCGGCCGCGCACGACTACCTCGAAAGATACAACGAGTCCTCGCGGACTGGCTTCATGCACACGGCCTTCAATAAGGACATTCGAGTCGTCGAGTCCTACATCCTTCCGGTCGAGATGAAGTTCGGGAGCCGGACTCTTCCGAAGGGAACGTGGATGATAGTCATGCGAGTCCTTGACGATGCAGTCTGGGCCAAGGTATTATCGAAAGAGATTACCGGGTTCTCCATCGGTGGCGTAGCAAAAGAGTATCGACTCTTCGGTGAGGAAGGGGAGAAGGACGAATGAGCGGAGAGAAGAAGGCCAGACGGGAACTGATTCGGATTCGCGTGAATGAAATTTCCCCGGTGGACCGTCCGGCCATCGAGGAATCTTTTGTTCTCATCAAGGCCCTTTCCGGCTCGACGACCCTCCCTCTTGCGGACGACGTGACGGAGTGGGATTCGACGGCGGCTCAGGGGCGCATCCTTGAAGCGTTCACGAAGGACGGAGAGACCGACTGGGCCAAGGTTCACTCGGCGGCTTTCTGGTACGATGTGGACAACGCCGAGAAGATGTCCGGACATAAGCTCTTCTTTGCGGACATCGTGGACGGAACTCTGAAGGCCATCCCCCGGGGGGTGATTGCGGTCGCGGCGGTCCTTCAGGGGGCGCGTGGCGGAGTGGACATTCCCGAGTCGGATATCGACGGGGTGAGGGCGAAGGTGGCGACTTACTACAAGCGCATGGAACTTGGAGAGCCGCCGTGGGAGAAGAAGGCCACTGACGCGGATAGCGTCGGGAAGTCGGAGGGGAACATGAGGACGAAAGAGGAACAGGCGAAGGTCGCCAAGGTCATCGTGGAGAAGAGCCTTGCCCTGCACAAGGCGGCGGGGGAGAAGACCACTCTTCACGCGGCTCTCTTCGGAGAGAAGCTGGCTCTGGCGATGGCCGGAATCGAAGAGATTACGGCCCGGGCCGGGGAGATGGAGACCGACGAACTGAGGGACAAGATTCGGGGCATCTCGAATCTCCTCTGGTCGGCCGAGGACCTCGCTGGCGTCATCGGCCTGACCAAGAAGGTCCACAAGTCCCTCGAAGAAGGCGACGAGGCCACCGCGTTCGACGTCCTCTCGGAAGGTGTCAAGAATATGTTGGCCGAGCTGGAGAAGGCGAAGAAGGCCGAGGGCGAAGAAGACCCCGAGGAGAAGGCGAAGAAGGCCAAGAAGCCGGACGGTGAAGAGACCGACCCGGAGGCCGAGGACGAGGAAAAGATGAAGAAGGCCAAGAAGCCCGAGGAAGACTCGGAAGAGGACGACCCCGAGAAGAAGGCCAAGAAGCCGGAAGACGACACCCCTCCGGACGGCGAAGAGACCGACCCGGAGAAGAAGAAGGACACCTACAAGAGGCGTCTCACGAAGGCCCGCATCGAGAAGTTGACCTCCGCGTTCACGGCCCTCAGTGAAATCCTGAAGGAGCTGGGCGCGGACAACCTGTCGGACCTTTCGACCATGACCAAGTCGGTCGAGGGCATCGAAGGGACCGAGGCCGTCATCAAGGTCGTGAAGTCCCTCGTGGGTCCCGGCGAGACCGAGATTCAGAAGAGGGCGAACGAGACCGACGCGCTCAAGGCCGAGGTTGAAGTTCTCAAGAAGAAGGTCGGCGACCTCGAACAGCTCGGAGTCACGAAGTCCCTCGGGGGCGACGGGGTTCCGGTCAAGAAGTCCGAGGGCTCCATGTGGAAGGGCGTCGTATAACCCGGGGAGGGGAGAGCGATGGAACACAAGAACGGGACGAACTTCGATTATCCGAGCTTCATCGGATGGGGCTCGGCTGACCTCCCCGAACTGGTCAACGTCTTCGCGGGAATCGACTCCCGCTTCACGACGGTCCTGAACCTCGTGGCGGCTCTTCAGGCTCGCATGGCCGAGCCGGTTGCCGACGTCACGGCACTCAAGGCCATCAACACGACCGACGCGACGATGTGGCCGGACCGCATCATCATCTTCGTCGAAGGAGAGGCTCGCTACTTCTCGCTCGACAGGGGTTCGGTGGCGGCCGAGGAACTGGGCCCGCCCGTCGAGGTCGTCGCTCCGACGACCGGGGTCGGACGCTGGCTCGTGGTCGAGGCGACCATCGGGACGGCCGACCTCAAGGACGCTTGCGTGACTCTGGCGAAGGGCGCGGCCGACCTCATCGACTCCGCGAATCACACCTTCGACCCGGGCTCCTCGGGTCTGGTCTCGACGAATCCGGAAGCGGCCATCCTCGAAGTGCTGGACCTTCTGGTCAAGCGCGGCCTCGTCGCTCCGGTGGACGCGGCTCTGGCCGGGGGCTCCATCCCGGCGGCTCCGGCCGACGGATACAGGGTCTTCTGCACCGCGACGGCGGGCGGTTTCGACGCCGGGAAGATTTACACCTACGACGGGACGGGGGCGACTTACGACGCCGGGGTGAGTCTGGCGGAGAAACAGGCGGTCCTCGTCGGGGGTGCGTCTCCGGACCTCATCGTGGTCGGCTCGGGCGGCGCGGTCGAAGCCTTCTCCCTGAAGGCGAATCAGGTGGTTCCGGCTCAGGTCGGGAACTTCGCCGCCCTCAACGCGGGAGGGGACCTCGTCGATTCCTTCCAGAGCTACAACACGGTCGCCCCGGTGGTCGAGGGGAACAATCGTTCTCTGGCCTCCATCCCGGCCAATTCGCTCGTCGCCGTTCAGGGTCACGAAACTGCCGGGGCGGCGGCCGGTCAGCTTTCGGTTCCTCTGCTCGTCGGCGGGACCGCCCTGAATACGGATGACGGCTGGCTCTACGGTTCCCTGTCCGACGCGGCCGGGACCCGGACGGTCAATCTCTACTCCGACTCGGCTCGCTCGGTCCTCGTGGCCTCCGGAAGCAAGGCCGGAGACGGCGAGATTACGCTCGCCGAGGTGAGCAGCTCGGGTCTCTCGGGGAAGATTACCGTCACCTACACGGCCGACGGCGACTTCACCATCCTGACCCAGCTCTCCGGGACTCCGAACTTCCGCATCTTCGACGGGACCTCGGATGCGGCGGAGGACCTCGTCGGCGCGGCCCTCTCGACGGCTCTGGACGGCGAGGGCATTACGGTCATGGTCGGCCGGAAGACTCAGGTCCTTGTTCAGGACACCATCGACGTCGAGGCCGGGGACTCCCTCTACTTCAGCACCGCGGTCCCCGGCCGGGTGACCTCGGTGGACCCGGGTGGAGCGACGGTGATTGCGACGGCTCTGACCTCGGTCGTGGGCGGCACGGACGAGACGGTCTGGCTCATGTTCAAGTAAGGGGCTTCGATGGGGGTTCCCCCGGGTTGGGGAGTCTGCTATTATGGAATTGCAGGGCGGTAAAGCCCACGGACTTTAGGAGGACTTAAATGTCGAACATGACCAATGAAGAGCTGCTTCAGAAGGCGGCAATCACGACCGACGCGCTGGCGTCGGCGGGTAAACTGAACCCTGCTCAGAGCGCGAAGTTTCTGGACTACGTCGTCGAAGAAGCGAAGCTGAAGAGCATCGCTCGCGTCGAGCGGATGTCCAAGGGCGAAGCGTGGGAAATCGACAAGATCGGTGTCGGCCGTCGCGTGGCGGTTCCGGCCTCCGAAGCGCAGGACCCGAAGATTCGTCGGGGCGTCACGACCTCCAAGGTCACCGTCGTCCCGAAGGAAATCATGGTCCCCTTCGAGCTGGGTGACCAGTTCAAGCAGGTCAACATCGAAGGCGACGACGTCGAAGACGTCATCGTCCGCATGATGGCTCGTCAGGCCGCCAACGACCTCGAAGAGCTGTTCCTGAACGGCAACACCCTCGGCGCGGCGGTTCTCGAATCCGAATACATGGACGGCGGAAGCG